ACGAATCCATATCACCGACCTAGGAGAATGAACATGACACAAACGGAATTCCTGAAAGAGTTAAGACAAGCCAAACAAACATCCCAGCTCACAAAGCAGCAGTACAAAACCATCCTCGGACAATATGCTGCAGGCGAGGAAGCGGGAGCTAAAAAAGGCTTTCAGAAACTCATCAATCGAAACAAAGGGGCTGAACAAAATGGCAAAAGCAGGTAGAAAACCGAAGCCAGCGAGCGTCCACTTGTTAAACGGTAATCCGGGCAAACGAAATCTAGAGGCACGCTTCGACAAAGAAACGGATGCGTCTAAGATTCGAGTAAAAGAAGTACCGCTCGCACCTGAATGGCTGGACATCACCGCACGACAAGAATGGGAAAGAGTGGCGCCGCTTTTAATGGATATTCAAGTGTTAACAGAAGCAGATCTGTCTGCGCTTGAAATGTATTGCAAAAGCTACTCGAGATGGAAAGAAGCAGAACGGCAGATGGATGCGGCTCGAAGCACCATCATGAAGACAGGGAAAGACGGAAGTTACCTCCAACAGCTGCCGCAGATTTCCATCTCTCAGAAATACCAGAAGATATGCCAGAGCTGGATGAGCGAATTCGGACTGACTCCATCGGCACGTGCGAGAGGGCTCAAAACAGAAGACGAAAACAACATTGATCCAAGCCACGAAGCATTCAAAGGCTTATTGTAAATGTCTCTGCAGGAAGAACTGGCGCAACGCCTGATGGACTATGCGGAGAACACGCAAAAGAAGCGAGGGAAGAACCGGATCATCGCCTGCAAGAAACAACAGCAGGCATCCGCGCGTTTCTTAGAAGACGTATCGAAGATCCAGGATGAAAAATATCCGTATTATTTTGATCTCGAAGAAGTCGAACGGTTCTACCTTTGGTCCCGCATGTTCGAGCATACGAAAGGCATACTCGCCAACCAAAAGATTGAGTTGAACGACTTCCAGCTGTTCCTCGTGGCGAACTTATTCGGCTGGAAAAAGAAAGCAACCGGTCACCGGAGATTCAGAAAAAGTTACATACAGGTGGCAAGAAAAAATTCAAAGTCGCAACTCTTAGCACTCATAACCAGTTATGAGTGTTTTTTATCGGGCGAACAAGCAGAGTGCTACATCGCAGGCGTCAACCGGGAACAATCAGGAATCGTATTCAACGAAATTGTCTCCCAGCTTGCGAGAGTTACGCTGCTGAAACCGAAATACAAACACGCATACGGAAAGATCATGCACAAGAAATCACAATCGATCATTCAGCCGCTCTCAAAAGAAGCGAAGAAATCCGGAGACGGGAAAAACCCAAGTTTTTGTGTGATCGATGAATACCATGCGCACAAAACAAGCGAAATATACGACGTTTTAAACAGCGGTATGGCAGCAAGACCAAATGGACACATCTGCATCATCACAACAGCAGGACTAAGCGTAAACGAGAACCCGTGCTTCAAGGAATATCAATACGTATCCCAGATTCTTGACCCAAATAACGCGATCGAAAATGACGAATACTTCGTTTTTATTTTGGAATTAGACGAATCCGATAATCCGAAAGATCCGAAAAACTGGATCAAATGCAACCCGGTCGTCTGTTCATACGAGGAAGGAATCAACTTCATCAAAGGAGAACTCAAGGCAGCCCTTGACGCTCCTGAAAAAATGACCGCATTTTTAACCAAAAATATGAACATGTGGGTTCGAAAATCGATGTCAGGATTCATCCCGCTCGATCGATGGAAGAAATGCGAGATGGAATTCAATCTCCAGGATTTCCGGGGATACGACACCCTGGTCGGGGTCGACTTATCCGCCACAACCGACTTAACAAGCGTATCGTTTCTGTTCTTCAAAGAAGGAACCACCTACGTGCACTCGCACAGTTTCATCCCGAGCGAAACACTCGAGAAAAAAAGGAAAACAGATAAAGTTCCGTATGACCAATGGGTCCGGGAAGGGCACATCACCGAAACAGTCGGGGCGATCGTGAGCTACAAAACAGTCGAGGAATACATCCAGCAAATCGAAGAATTATACGACTTAAACATCAAAGAAATCTGCTTCGACAAATACAATGCGCCGAACATGATGGAAAACTTCGACGAAAAAGGATACACCGTCGTCGAGATTCCTCAAAGAATTGCAGCACTCACCATCCCGACAAAATCATTCCGGGAAAGAGTGTACGACCAAAAGATCGCACACAACGCAAACCCAACGTTAACATGGGCAATCGGCAATGCAATCGCCAAAACGGACGCCCAGCAAAATGCGATGTTAGACAAATCACGCTCGACAGAACGAATCGACCCCGTCGCAGCAACGATAAATGCATTCGCACGAATCGCCGTCCTCGAACAGAACCTGAAGAACTTAGAAGAACACGTTCTAAGTGAAGATTTTAGCTTCTAAATGGCGATAATTTGACTTTTTACCACGCAGGACGACCAAACACCAGGGTCGTCTTTTTTGAAAGCAAAAATAGGGCAAAAAGATAGAAATACAGAAGAGGTGAAACGATGGGAATCCTCGACATTTTATCCATTATCGCGATTTTATTATTTTTAATCCCGACATTCATACTGAATCCATACATTGGATGCTACCTGCTCGGGACGATGATCATTCTCTTGGTGATCGCTGCCGCAAGGAAGAACGGAGGAGACGAGTAAAGGAGGTGAGAAATAGTGGGATTCATTCAGAAATTATTTAAAAATCAGTCCGTGGTTCGAATCACCGGATGGAGCTCGCCGATTACAACATCGAGCGGAGAGATTGTCACATCCGAAAATGCGCTGAACCTTTCGATCGTGTATGCCTGCATCAACGCAAAGGCGAACGCCGTCGCAAAGCTGCCGCTTCAAGTTTTCCAACACACGAACGCCGGACGAACCAGAGCACAGAGTCACCAGATCGCGTACCTTTTGGAAACAAGACCGAATCCGCAGATGACGCCGTACCAATTCAAGCATTTAGTCACAACGCACCGGAATCTGTACGGGATTTCTTATGTGAGAATGGTGTTCAACCAAGGAGGAAAAGTGGTCGCGCTTTACCCGTTGAACCCGATGCTCATTGGAATCGCAGAAAACGAAAACGGCGAAATCTACTACATCGAAACGACAGACCTGAAAAGCCAAACAAGGATCTACAAAGAGGACGAAATCATCCGACTCCCTTATTTGACACGGGACGGATTCACACCGATCAGCCCGATCAGCGTCGCAAGAGAATCGATCGGGACACTCAAGAAACAAGAGAAATTCATCGGGTCGTTTTATGAAAACGGAACCCTCACCCGAGGCGTGCTGAAAGTCGATACGCAATTATCGAAAAATGCGAAAGACGCCGTCAGACAAGCCTGGATGGACGCAAACACAGGGGAAGACAACGCATCAAAGATCGCTGTTCTTGACTCAGGGGTAACCTTCGAAAACATCACCATCCCGCTCCAGGATGCAGAATTTATTGCATCTCAGAAATTCGGTGTCGAACAGATCGCGCGCATTTTCAACGTTCCAGCTCACATGATCGGGGACTTGTCACATGCGACATTCTCCAATATCGAGCAGATGAGTATGGATTTCATCCAAAACACGATCATGCCGGAAACACAAGCCTGGGAAGAGGAACTGAATTATAAACTGTTCACGACAGGCGAACAGAAAAAAGGGTTCTACGTTAAATTCAATTTAACCGCAGCGTTACGTGGAGATTCAATCAGCCGCGGAAATTACTACAAGACCATGAGCGAAATCGGCGCATATTCGATCAATGAGATCCGCGACTTGGAAGAAATGGATGCGATCGGACCAGCTGGGGATGTTCATCGGGTCGATTTAAACCATGTATCCATTCAAATAGCGGACGAATATCAGCTTGCGAAAGCAAACGCAGGCGTTAAAGGAGGTGAGTGAAAAGTTGAAAAACGGAATGATGGATTTTTTAAAAGTTAAAAATCAATCAGATACAGAAATTTCGATGTACATCTACGGGGACATCATCGACAATACGGACTGGAAATGGGATGAATCAGACATTATGCCAGACGACGTCCGAAACTTCCTCGAACAGAACAAGGGAAAGACGATAAATCTGTTCGTAAATAGCGGCGGTGGTTCTGTATTCAGCGGATTATCCATCCTAAATATGTTGAAAAGGTTTGATGGCGAAGTCATCGCGCATATCGACGGACTCGCAGCATCAATCGCAAGTGTGCTGATTTTTGGAGCAACGAAGGTCAAAATGCCAGCGAACAGCTATCTCATGATCCATCGCGCCTGGAGCTTCGCACAAGGAAACGCGGAAGACATGAGAAAAATGGCAGACACGCTGGAGCGAATCGACGAAGGGATCCTGAACACGTACAAAGAGAACCTAAAAGACGGCGTCGATATCGAAGAAATCAAAGCGATGATGGATGCTGAAACGTGGATGACGGGTTCTGACGCAGCTAAATATTTCAATATCGAATTAATCGAACCGTTGAAAGCAGTAGCATGCGCCGGCGACAGTTTCAAGAATTACAAGAACACACCGGACGAGCTGAAAGAAGAAGAGCCAAAGAAACAGAAGATCACAATGAGTGTGAACGTGGACACAAAAAAACTCGCCGAAGAAATCGCAGAAATCGCAGCAACAAAAGCAGCAGAGCAACAAAAAATAAACGATCTTTTAATGCAGATCGATCTAATCTAGGAGTGAAAACGATGAACAAAGAACTACGCGAATTATTGGAAAGCATCCAAAACAAGAAAGCAGAAGCGAAGGAAATGGCGAAAGCAAAGAACTTCGACGGAGCAGAAAAAGTAATGGCGGAGATCAATGATCTTCAAAAGCAATTCGATATCGAATCCCAA